TGATAAGAGATACTGAGCGCGATTTTCAGACTCTCGTCATCCCGGACTTGATCCGGGATCCATTCATCCGGCGCCGAGGGAATGGATCCCGGATCAAGCCTGTCCTGAGCCTGTCGAAGGGTCCGGGATGACGATGCATGATAGGCCCGCTCCCGGTCAAAACCGGACACCTCCCATTCTCGTCATTCGCGTCGCAAACCCGGCGATCACCCCTGATCCGCCGCCAAACACCGGCACCGCACAACCAACTCCCGGCGCCATCCACCCTCGCGGACCAGCGCGAACCGCGTCCGCACGATCCGCGCACTGACGACAGTCCAGCCCTCGACGTCGCCGCGCAGTCCCGCCGCAACCGCCTCGACCCGCGCCGCCGCGCGATCGTCCAGGCTGTCGCCGACGCCGTGAAGCATCACCGTCAGCCGGATTTCGCGCCCCGCGCGGTCCTTGGTTCCCCAGTCGCCGCCATCGGCCGCGCCGACCGATACGCAAGGCGCGCTCGCGCGCGGCGGCATCCCGTCGAACACGCCATGGACCACGCTCGCCAGTTCGGCATCGGCGGCCAGCAGCGCGATCGCCTTCGCACGCAGCGCCTGCTCGGCCGTTCTCATGGTCTTCCCCCCAATGTCAGCCGCCGCCAGGGCTGCCACAGCGCCGCGATCGCCGCGGGCGGCGCAGCGCCGCTCCCGTCGCGCGCCTCATGCAGATGCTGCGTCATGCGGACGATGCCTTGCCGGATCGCCTCGGGAACCCCGTTCGCTTCGGCCGCCATCCCCGCACGAAAGGCGATCCGCGCGCGATCGGCATCGCCGCGGTCGTGAATCACGATCGATGCGGCGCCGTCGCGGGCGATGCGCACGCGATAGGCCGCTTCGTCCAGCATCGTTTCGCCGCCGCCCGGCGCCAGCAGTGCGACCGTGTCGACCGCGACGACGGGCCGCACCCCCGGCCCGACCGCACCGCCGTCCAACGGCACCGTCTCTTCGCCCGCGCGCACGATCAGCCATCGGCCGATGAAGGCCTCGCAGATATTGGTCGCGGCGCGGATCAGTCCGGCGATCACAGCATCGTCGATCGTCGCGCCCAGCCGCAACCAGCCCCGCGCTTCGTTCAGGCTGACCGGGCTCGCTGCCGGCAACAGACTCTCGGCCATCATCGTTCCTCCACCCGCACCGCCGCCGATCTTTCGTCGATCTGCCCGTCGCTCAGCGTCACCCGATTGGTCACGCGATAGACGCGCCCGGCGATGCCGCCCGCCAGCGTCGCGGTGGTTCGCGTCAGGTCGTGCGCCGCCGCCGCGACCGTGACGCCGCCATCGCCGGTGGGCGCGACCTCCCAGTCGCTCGCGAGCACCGCCTGCCCGTCGGGATAAGCGGCCGCCCAGTCGAATTCGAAATCGATCCGCGTCCCCGGATCCTTCGCTACCATCGTCATCGCTCGTCCTTCTTTATGCTCGCCGCCGATCACGGCTTGCGCACGGTCACGCGGCGCGCGGTTTCGCGGACGAGCGGCAGCGCCACCTGCGTCGCCGCCGGGCCGGGCCCGCTCCATTCGCTCGCCAGGTCGCGCCGCGCGGCGTCGGAGAGCGCGCGCGACGACAGCGCCGAACCGCCCATCATGCCGCCATCTCCAGCGCGGCGAGCCGCATCTCCTGCGCCGCGATCAGGAACAGCGCGAGCTGATCGGGCCGGATGCCGAAGCGGTTGCCCGCGGTGGCCGCCTCGCTTGCGTCGCTGCCTTCTTCTTCCCATTCGTCATAGCAGAGGAAGGCATAGCGGCTGTCGGGCCGCACCCCCTCGGCGATCGGCTCGATCAGCCCTTCTTCGGCCATGATCCCCCACACCGCCTGCGCGCGCACCCCGCAGTGCAGCCGCGCACCGTTCTCGCCCTTTTCGGCGATGGCGTCCTGCCATTGATAGAAACCGAGGTCGCCGGCGATCCGCCGCGCCGCCGCCAGTTCGGCCCCCGACAGGGGCCCGCGCCACATCTTGTCGCGGGCATCCGACGTGTTGATCGCGCCGGTGGCGGCATAGACGACCGACCAGCGCAGCGACGATGCGCCCAGCGTCTGGGCGTTGTCGGCACCCGGTGCGACCGCGCCGCCGGCATTGACGATCAAGGCATTGGTCAGCGCGACCGGGGTGCCGATCGGGGTGGTTTGCTGCGTCCCGAAGGCGACGGTCATCTGCGTTCCGCTGACCCGGATGCCCGCGCGCGCCCAAGAGCCGCTGACCGAAGACACCCAGCCGTCGGCGGTCGTGGTCGCGGGCTGGACGCAAAAGCCGAGCGCCAGGGCCCCCGTGCTACGCAAATTGCCGAACGTCGCCACTTGCTCGCTGTTATATCGGGTCCCCAACGCTGTTATGCCGTTCGTCGCGTTCGTCGAACCGGCCAGAATCGATCCGCTGACGTCGAGCGTCGCATTGGGCGACGAGATGCCGATGCCGACACGGCCCGCCGCATCGACGCGCAGCCGCTCGCTGCCGCCCGTCGCCAGCCCCAGGCTGTCGCTCACGGGCCGGAACAGCCCCGTGTCGCTATCGGCGGCAAAGCCGATCGCAGGCGCCGCGGCGGTGCCGCCAGTCGCCGCGAACGGGCCGTCGATCCGATAGCGTCCTCCGCCATCACGCCAGGCAAGCGCCGCCAGCGGCAGGTTCACCCAGCCACCGCCGCGCCGCACGGTCAGTCGGTCGTCGCCCGCGCCGCTGTCGGCGTCCGCGTGCGTCGTCGACAGCGGCTGCTTGACTGCCAGCGTTTCGGCGGCTGCCGCCGCGGCCGTATCGCTCGCCGCGAACCAGCCGGCGCCGACGGTCAATGCGATCGTCTTCAGCCCGGGCGCGAAATCGACCGGCAGGCCCGCGTTCGACGACGCCGCGACCGTATCGCGCTGCAACCGGCCGCTCGCATCGATGCGGCCCAGCCCTGCCTCCCATTGGCCGGGCTGGCCGACGCCCGCGACGGCATAGTGAAACAGGGTATCCGGGGGCACCGTTCCGGCAAAGCGGCGATGCCCGGGCACCGCGCCGGTCGGCGTCAGCGGCCCGGTCCCGCCGTCCTGCGCGAACTCGCGCACCAGATCGGCGAAAAAGGGATTCGGCATGGCAGAGCCATCCTTTCCAAGGTCGAGTGTGAAGAATGTGGAAAACAGGCCTGTGTCGAGCTTTCGCTCAGGGCGTGTCGAAAATGGTGGATTTTTGGAAGCCGGAGCGCAGCGTGCTACTGCACGTGAGCACCGGAAGTCCGAAAAGCCGCCATTTGCAGACCGCCCTGGGCGGAAGATCGATACAGGCCGTAGCGCCCGGCCCTTCCCCGAAAGGGTTGGGAAGGAACCGGACGCCCCTCGCGCACCAGCCTTAGCTGGCGGCGAATTTCATCAGCTTGATGGCCTGCGAATCGATGATCGCACCACCGACCCTCTTGGTTGCATAGAAATGCACGAAAGGCTTGTTGCTGAACGGATCGCGCAGGATGCGCGTCTCGCCGCGGTCGGCGATCAGGTATCCGGCGCGGAAATTGCCGAAGGCGATCGACAGGCTGTTCGCCGCCACGTCGGGCATGTCCTCGGCCTCGACCACCGGATAGCCGAGCAGCGTCGCCGCCTGTCCTTCGACCAGTCCCGGCTGCCAGACGAAAGCGCCGTCGCTGGTCTTGAACTTCCGAATACGCGCCAGCGTGTCCGAATTCATCACCCAGCACGCGCCCTGCCGATACGGCGCCTTCAGCGAATGGACCAGCTCGACCAGCTTGTCCTGCGGGGTCGTCGCCGGAAAGGCGCCCGCGGTCCCCGTCGCCAGATATTGCAGCGACCCGAAGGCGCGGACGCCGTCGGCTTCGTTCGTCGCCGTATAGCTCAGGAAGCCCTTCGGCCGGTTGGTGCCGTTGCCGTTCACGAAGGCCGCGCCCTCGGCGACCGCAAATTCGCGTCCCAGTTCCTCGGCCAGCCAGTCCTCGACGTTGAACATCGCATCGTCGAGCATCGACTGGCTCGCCGCCGGATTGGCGTAAAGCTCGCCACCGGGCGGCGCGATCTCGGCAAAGCTGCGCGTTCCGGTCGCCGGCCGCGCATCGGTCTCGCCGACCCAGCCCGCGCCCATCGCTCCGGTCGCGATCAGCTTGCGATATCCGCTCGTCCCCGTCTGCACCACGGTCGCGATTCCGCGGATCGGCGACAGCCCCTTCAGCGTCGCGGCGATCGCGCCGTCGATCTCGCGCGGCACGGCATAGCCCCCCTCGCCGCCCGACGCGCCCGACAGGCTC